GCAGGGCCATGGACATAGCTATGTCCGACAGCTTACTGCTCACCAAAGTATTTTTGCTTTTGGAATTCATGACGTACTTTTTGGCCGCAACCCACCCACCACTGAGGGCTGACTAAAGCGCGGGGATTCTGACCCTATTTGAGGGGTAGGGCTGTACCCTCTGCCCCATGGTCACGCGCTTGGATGTGGCCGGTTACCAGCTGCGGGCAGCGCGGCGTGGGGCGCACGGATGCAGCTGTCGCGAGACGGCTTTACCGTACAGCTCCGCGGCACGGCTGCTCACAAGCTGCCAAGCCCTGTGGTTGCCGAACTCTCTCCACAACATGTCAATAGTGGGCGACCACATAGCCTGAGCAGTCCTGAGTTGCCAGTAAGCGGGCAACGCCAGCGTCATGAACGCTCCCTCTATCAGTTCGCGCTCCTGGTCTGGCGTACGCCTCTCGGCACACAGAAGTCTCTTCACGCACCTGGAGTGGTTGTACAAGGGCTCCCACAGAATCCCGTCGATGACGATGAATCTGCGGGACACCATAGGGGGCGCCTTTAGGCACCTTTCCTCCAGGCTGTCTTGGGGCCCGAACACCGCCAGGCCCTCAACCTTCACTTCCCACGGCAACTGCTCTCTCCACACTTTCATATATGCCTCAGCGCCGTTGTCCAGGTCCAAGAAGTCATACCCGCGCTGCGTGATTGCGAATATGCGGCTATCGTCTCCACACATCTGGATCATGAGATCCTGATACGCGAACTTCACCGCGTCTTCCACAGTCATCTCCGGGTGACGCTTCATGATGACATAAAACAGCGCCGCCAAATGATTGTAGCAGTTTAAGCGCAGCGTATTGGGAAACCCCGACGGGTTCCCTCTCAACTTCTGCACTACGTTGCCGTTGGTCAGCTGCAACAGACCATTTGTGGTAATCTGGTACAGCCAGGCGCAAAGCTTCTTTGGCACCCCCACGCACACGGTGGGCAGGTACCTCATGAAAAACGCTTCCAAGAACACACACGGTGTGTGGCGGTCAAAGGCCGTGCAATCTCCAGCAAAAGCCCCCAACGACGTCTTGAGGACGTCAAGCGTTTTACGTGTACTGGGCAGATCATTGTCCTCCCCCTGGTGCACCCAGGTGTCGCCCCTTCTTGTTTCGTCTCCGCGCTCCAGCCACACTGAATCATTCTCGCCGAAACACGCCAACCATAACAGCTTAAACTCGAGACTCGGTGCCTGTATGGTGCGTCCTGAGCCTTGGGGCGGCAACTTCTTCTCTTTGTAACCGTCCTGCTTGCCTTGCACCATCCAGTACATGCACTCCTCGGTCAAGGGCCCCATGTCCGTCCCTGGTCGCGTCATCTCACGATATAGCTCCAGAACCCGGTCCATTAGCACCTCCTTGCCTCGGACTGCGTTACCTCCTCCCAGTTGTGCGATGTAGTCAATGGCCTTCTTACCCTGACCAGTGGCCCCCGAGCTGCGCTGCAAGTCCATGTCCTCAAGATACGCCGACAGGACCGCGCGCGTGGGTTCCACGAACACAGTAGAAATAGGGTCCATCATGTCATACATCACGGCCGCCATGGTGGCCTTCTTCATCACGTCCATGTCCATGTCGTAGCCCAGGACGTCGAAAAACTTACTGAGCTCCTTCTCATTCATGGCCGTGCTGGGCTTCATCCAGTAATGGACCGGTATTGCGCCGCGCAGGTTCTTGTCGTTCCTGAGTGGTGTGAGTCTAAGCTCTTCCACATTGCGGCACCGCGCCGGATCTCTGGTAAACTTGGGCTTGCCCTCGTGCAGTACCATGCCCTGCACGACCCCGGGGAACCGCGGTTCATACGCGGGCACCTCCCTGACCCCCTTGCGTGGCGGTTTAGAGAAGTGTCGTGGCATAAGACCCGCGTTGGATTTCCCTCCTGGGCCGTATGGGCACGCGACGTTGCCCCACAGATGGACAGCCACTACGGCACCTGTAGACGAATACACTGGGTACCCGCAATCGCCCGCAAGGGTGGTGCACGTGTAATAGGCCGCCTTACCGTCCGAAGACTTGTTCACAATCTGCCCAACGGACGTGGTCCACGCGTAGTTGTCACCTGCTACCGTCAGGGCATGAAACAACACTGTTTCATGAGACTCCCCGGGGTGCTTCAGCTGCGCTTGGTGCGCTGCAACTTCGGCTGGTGCACTGATGTCCGTAAACATCCAAAACGCGTCCTCGCCCTCATGGGCCTTAAGGGACAAAATCTTCCCCCTCAGGCCAAGCGGGCTGGGCCACGGTCCCACCATTGGCATATTCGCTTGGTGGAACGCCAGCACCTCGTCGCCTACGTTCCACACTCTGTCTTCCACCACATCATCCACCACCGCGTGCCTGTGTGTGAGGTACACCAGCTTGTTGTTGGCGTACAACATCACCATAGCCCCGCGGCGATCTGCACCGCGCGCCACGCATGCGGTGTTGGTGCCCATCTGGGTTCGCGTGCTGTTGATCATCTCAGACTCCATGGCGGGCCCCTTCTTCTTGCGATTCGGGGGCTGAGTTGCGACCGTCGCACTTGACACCACGTGGTGCCTGGTGATCGCTGCCTCGCTCTTCGCCAGCAGAGATTCCGTTGCCCGAGCCACCTCAGACAAGGCCGTGAGAGTGAAAGTCTCGTCATCAGCCAAGTACAGGGCGCGCTCTCGCCCCACCATGGGGGCGGCTTCCGCCACTGGCACACATTGGGCAGCACGGCGTTGGCTCGCCTCCAGCTTCTTCTGGAAGACGATGACATCGCGCATGGCCGCCTCCTGTTCTTCCAGCCGCTTCCTGCCGCCCTCAACGTGAGCCTTGAACCACAGATTGGTACGCTGCGCTTCTTCATCGCGTTGTATTTTGGCGCAGCTGTTGGCCCAGTCCAGTTCTACAGTAGCCATCTTCTGTTCCAGGCGCGCGGCACGCTGACGCTCCATACTGGCCGCAATGGCCTTCTGGACGTCCTCCTTCAGACACGTAACACGCTCTGAAGTGTCGCCACAATGCACTGTCAATGACTCGTATACTCCGCCCTCGGCCTCCACGTCTGCGCTCACAATCCCTTGCGACTCATGATACCTTCTGTTAAACTCACGCACCACTTCCTCCTCGGAAATCCCAGCACGCTTTCCATACATCTTCATGTTACCCAGGATGACGACTGCCTCCCTGGCATCTGCGGAGCCCTCTCCGGCTCCTTGGGCCAGGTCTGCCAACTCGTCGACTTGCATCTCGTACATCTCTCTGGCGTCCCACAACTGCTCATCCACGCTGCGCGTATCTGAACCCCCGTAACGGGAATCGCCGTCAGACTGATTAGGCTTCCACTTGGCAGCCTCGTGCCGTGGCACACGCTCGCGGCAAAACGGGCTGGTCGCCGTTCCATTACCAGCCCGTTTAGCCACGACGTGGCTGAACTTCACAATGTGTGCGGCCAACAAAAATATGTCACCACCGCCGAGCACTGGGCAATCATGCGCCCCGTGCCTGGTGGGGTCACAGAAGTCGGCCTGCTCCAGCTGCACTATGTACGCCGTAGCCATCTTGAAAGGGTACCAGAGCAAAAACGCCGCGTAGCACCTCTCGCACGCGACGTTGGCCAGGCACTCCGGAAGCGGCGTGTCACTGCTCAACAAAGCTCCGACCGCGGCCTCCATCTGCGGCAATTTGGACATTACACTGGCCGCAAAGTCGCGATCAGTGTTCAGCCTTCTTACCACGTCAGACTTGATGATGCTGGGGGCGGCCACAGCCGCCCCCCTGGACTTGATTTTGGTTGCCAGCCCAACCGCGACGGCCAACGTGAAAATCACGAAGGCGCCGCAGAGAGCCCATTGAAGC